TGAGAATCGAACTCACAATAAGTCAGGATATGAGCCTGATTAGCCTACCAAGGCTTGTCTCCGCTAGTATTTATAATTTTATATTATCCATCAACTTATTCTTCATCATCTCTATCTTATCATCTGGGACATCATGAATACTTTTAGATTCATGTCTATTTTCTACAATCATACTATATACTCTACAATCACCAACTTCTTCAGCAATCTTATAATATGCATCCATTTCCCATTCATCGCAAAATGTATTATGTACAATAACTCTATTAAAATACTTAAAAGAATCTCTAACCTGATCTTGACACATTTTATGACATTCTTTTAATTTGTTAAAATCATATTCATAATTACCATCTTCATCTACCATATAATCATCAGCTGCTACCGTTATAGTATCATCTCCCCATTCATCACAAAATGGACACCCAAGAAATAATTTACTTGTTGTTGTTTTACCA